TAAGCAAGTCTTTAAACTGCTTTTAAACTCAATTTAATAACCTTTTAAATCAATATAAAAATGACAGCAACAGACAAAAAAGAAGAATTATACCTTTATCTTGGTTTACAAATAGGCTTTATAAAACCAATTGAACAAGTACTTAAAAACCTCAAAGAAGGCGTTTACGAATACGGTAGTGATGAAGCAATGAACATTCTAAATGAAAAGTTGCAAAACCTTACAAACAGTCTTCTTACAGCTCTTAAAGTTGATGTTAAGTGTCCTAAAATAGAGGGTACATTCACCAAAGAAAATGAAAAAAAGTTCATAAAATACTTTTCTTTCTTGCAAGAACAATACAACAACTATTTAAACATTCTAAATGTCTAACCACAACGCCCTGAGCAAGGCGCAAAAAGGCTCAATATCTTAGTAATAACCTTTTAAATACATAACACTATGACAACCATTAAAACACTATCAGAAACCAACCTAAACACCACTTTAAGAATAGCCAAAGTAAGAGGCGGGTACGCTATTATCAGCGGCTACAACAAGCTGAGCAAAACCTTCAAAACTGAAGCCCTTGCACAAGCTGAACTTGAAGAAAAAAAATCTCATTATGAATACTGGTCAAAAAGTGCAGGCTCTTCATATGTGAACGCTTATGGTAAAGGGCTTGTTAGAAAAATCTATATTTAACCTTTAAAACACTATCAAAATGAGACCATTAGAAGACAAAGTAGAGGGGCTTTATATTTTTACCTTTTTCGATAGAATGTTTCAAATATTCATCACCAGAGTAACAGATGACACATTTGACATCATTAGCGAGGTGCAATCAGGCACTATTAGTGAGGCAATAGAAGAACATAAATCTACTGTTTGTTATTACAAAAAGAAAAAATAACACCCGCCCTTGAACCTTTCAGAGGTTACCCAGTTCGCTGCTGGCAAGGGTTCAAATTTTAACCTTTAAAACACTATCAAAATGAAAGTAGAAACAAAGTACAATGCAAAACAAACCGTCTATTTTATGCACGAAAATAAAATTAAGAGCGGTGAAATCGCAGTAATAAACATTGAAGTAGTCGCTAATGATAATAGCACTAATATCACTTACAAAATCTTTAATTATCAGAATGATACATTTGCTGAAAGTGAAATTTTCAGCAGCAAAAAAGAACTATTAGACTATTTAGCAAACAACTAAAAAACACATACTAAAATGAAAAATACCGACAAAAAGAACGTTTTTACCCTTGCTTGGCAGTTTGCACGCCAAACAGGGTTATCATTTAGCGAATGCCTCAAAAAAGCGTGGCAAATATCAAACTCAAAAGCAAAATGAGCACTCAGATAGTACGCTTCTACTTTCAAAAAGTAGACGGCTCAACCCGTGAAGCGTGGGGTACATTGCGCCCCGATTTGCTACCTCCTACCCAGCATAACCGCAAAAGCAATGACACCGTACAAGTATATTTCGATACCGAATGCCACGAGTATCGCTGTTTTAAGAAGTTTAACCTTGTAAGTATCGCATAAAATCACTATATTTGCACCACGCAAAAAATGTCAAAAAAATGTCAAACTATCAGCATACACCACCCCTGCAAATACCTTATCTTTGCACAAAAGATTTGCAAGGCGGGTAGTATCACAAAAAAGAATAACAACCATTAAAATATCAATCAATATGGCAAAAAAAATACAGTACACCCCCGAAATGAAAAAAGTAATTGACGAGTTAGGGCTTAAAGACGAAAATATAATGTACATTAACATTATTCGTGAACCGCTCGAACGTATCCTAAGTGGTGAAAAAACAGTTGAGTTTAGAGACCTTTCAGACTTTTGGCTCAAAAAAGTTGCCAACTTCAATAGCAAAGGCGAGTATGTAAGCGATAAACCTATCACACACATACTATTTCAAAACGGTATGGACAAACCTCCTCACGCCAAACGAGCCCTTGTTGAAATGAAGTACAACATTGACAAAGAAGAAAAGATTGAGAACCCCGACAGCCCTGAAACTCAATACATACTCAAAGAAGCCGAAAAAGAAGGCTTCGCCCCTGATGATACCTATTTAGCTATCGTACTCGGCAAAGTAGTTTTCAGAGAAAATATATAACTTTTTTCATCTCAATACCATAAGCACTGCAAGTCTTTTTACTGTCTTGCAGTGCTTTTTTATTTAGTAACCCATAAAATAATTATATTATGCCAAGAGGTAACATTGTACAACGAAGTGCCGTTTCAGCAGCTATCAAAGCTGAAAATAAAGCCATAGCCAATCGCCCTGCCAATTGGACGGCAAGAGAAGCACAGCGAGCCCACAGACGAGGCAACGCCAAAGCATTAGGGCGTGCAGGTCGTTCAAAAGTTTAATTCATTCGCTTATGTACTACGCCTTGCAGTCCATAAAAGAGCTCGCTACACAAACTAACGAGGTGATACTATTCCACTCCGCTACTGGTAAAGATAGCATCGCCTTGTTAGATTTGTGTTACCCACACTTTGCACACATCAGCTGCGTATATATGTATATGGTCAAAGACCTCGAACATATCAATAAATACATTCTATACGCAAAACACAAGTACCCAAACATCACATTCCTGCAAGTACCACATTACGCCCTTTCTCAATATCGCCGAGACGGCATACTCGGTTGCCGCAAAGACCCCACCCAGCGGGTATATCAGCTTTCCAACATTACCGAAATGGTCAAAAAGAATACAGGCATACAATGGGCAATATTCGGCTTTAAGCAGTCCGATAGCCTCAATCGCCGCCTTATGCTCCGCACCTATCGTGATGAAATGTTTGCCGACAGCACCCACAACCTATATCCACTATCAAAGTACAAGAATGCCGATGTAGAAAAGTATATCAAACTCAAAAAGCTCATACCTCCCATAAAATATGGCGAAGGGCAAAGTCAAGGTACAAGCGTAGGTAATCTACCTTTCCTACTTTACTGCAAACGCTTTCACCCTGCCGACTATCAAAAAGTAATAAAAGAGTTCCCACAAGCCGAACGAATAGTATTTGAATACGAAACCTATAACCTATAAACAATGAAAGTTAAACAAGCACAATCAATCACCATACAAAGAAGCCAAATCAATTTCGCTTCCTACAATCCCCGCCGCTTATCCGATACCGCAAAAAAGAAACTCAAAGCCAATCTTAAACGTATCGGGTTAGCAGGAGGAATTGTTTGGAACGAAACCACTGGCAACCTCGTATCAGGACACCAACGACTTTCTATTATAGACGAAATAGAAAAGTACAATCCTGACACCCACGAAAACGATTACCCTATACGTGTGGAAGTCCTACAATTATCAGACAAAGAGGAGAAAGAGCAAAACATATTCTTTAACTCTACCACCGCACAAGGTGAATTTGATAACGACCTATTAGCTGCACTAATCCCCGAAATAGACTATGACCTTGCAGGACTTGATGAAGCAGATATAAACGTACTCATTGCCGATGTACCCGTCTTTGATATAGCCGACTATAACCAAGCAGTAAAAGACGACTTCCGCAACCTCGAGCAAATCACCGATGAAGAACGCCTCGCACGAAAAGAAGCTGTTAAGCAAGCTAAACAAGCAACCAAAGACAGCCTAAGCGAAGAAGTAGCAGGAGACCCATACATCACCCTTTCATTCTATGACTATGAAAGTAAACTCTATTTTATGGAAGTACTCAAAAACAAAATAGAAGAAGCAAAAATAATCTATTCTGTACGCCCTGACGATAAATACATCAAGGGGGAAATCATTCAACAAATCATAGAAAATAGTTAAGAATATAACAATATTAACAATATGAAAAAGAAAGTAGGTAGAAAGCAAGAAATAACCGATGAAATGATAAAAAAAGCACTCATCGAAACATCAGGGCAACCCGTAAAAGCCGCTGAAATGTTAGGAGCCGACTATTCCTACATTTACAGAAGAATACGACAAAACCCCGAACTATACGAAATACAAAAAGCCTATCGTTCCCGCACCTTTCAAACAGTAGCCAATATGAGTGTCAATGCCCTTATATACGGCGTAATGCAAGAGCCCGAAACCGATGAAGACGGCAATATCATTGACGGCAAATTCAAAAAGGTAAAAGTGCCAATGGCTAACCGCTTATCACTTATCCCTACCATTATGCAAACCTTCAAAACCGATGACGGTATAAAAGACGAAGTTTCCGTACAAGGCAGCATCGACATTGCCCAATGGCTCAAAAGCAACAGTAAAAGTAATGATTAAAACGCAACCCGTATATAACCCCCTATATCTGAATAAAGATAAGTTTATCACTATCCTTTCAGGAGGTCGAGGCAGCGGCAAAAGTTTTGCAGCCTCCACCTTCCTTGAACGCTTATCTTTTGAGGGCGGACATAAAATCCTTTTCAGCCGTTACACTATGGTATCAGCCCATAGTTCTATTATACCAGAGTTTGAGGAAAAGATAGAAGCAGAAGGTACAGGGGCATATTTCAGTATCACCAAAACAGCAATTAAAAACACCTTTTCAGGCTCTGAAATCCTCTTTAAGGGTATCAAAACCTCATCAGGAAATCAAACCGCCAACCTAAAATCATTACACGGTATTACTACTTTCGTAGGCGATGAAATGGAGGAATGGCTATCAGAGGAAGATTACGAAAAGCTAATACTCTCAATTCGTCAGAAAGGCAAGCAATTACGGGTTATTCTTATTCTGAACCCCTCCAATGCCGAACATTTCATTTATAAAAAGTACATTGAAAAAACGCATAAGGTAGTCAATATTGACGGCGTAGAAGTGCAACTATCCACCCACCCCGATGTGTTGCATATTCATACCACCTACTTTGATAATGCAGAAAACCTCAATGAGCAGTTTTTTAAGCAGATTGAGGAGATAAAAGAACAAAGCCTCGCACAAGCCACCGATGAGCAAGGCAAATTCAGTCAATCCTTGTTCAACAAAACCAAATACGCACAAAAAATCATAGGTCGCTGGGCTGATGTATCCGAAGGGGTTATATTTACCGATTGGGAAGAGGGCGAGTTTGATACCTCACTTCCTTATGGTTACGGACAAGATTACGGCTTCAGCATCGACCCTGATACGCTCATTAAGGTAGCGGTAGATAAGAGAAGAAAGATTATTTACATAGATGAAAAATACTATAACAACAAGCAACTATCCTCTGACGGACTATATCAACTCAATAGCAACCTCATTGACCGCCCTGACGACCTTATCGTAGCCGATAGTGCTGAACCTCGCCTCATTGCCGACCTACGCAACAAAGGACTAAATATAGAACCTTGCGAAAAAGGAGCAGGCAGCGTATCAGCGGGCATAACCACAATGCTCAATTATAAGTTAGTAGTAACGCCTCGCAGCTTCAATGTGAAGAAAGAGCTGAAAAATTACGCTTGGAACGACAAAAAGGCAGGTATACCCATAGACAACTACAACCACAGCATAGATGCTATTCGTTATATCACTATGAAGCTGCTAAGCGGTACTAACAACAACCTATATCAACTCGCCTCAATGATTTAGCAGGTAGCACCTGCAGGCAATTATTTTATAATAACTTATACTATGGACAAACAGACTATAACACAAGAAGATTTTAAACAAGGAGTAACGCCTATAGATATTTCGCAATTCCAACGACAATACGATGTTAAGAATCACGAGATACTCATAAATAAGCACAGATACCCTGACCCTGAAATAATGATACCACTTACTGACGAAGTGGGTAATCCTCTTTTAGATAGTCAGAACAAACCACGATTTGAGAAGCGTACTCGTTCCCTCAATCGTATAGGCTTGCCCTATCAAAAGCGCATTGTAGAAATCGCTACAATGTTCCAAACAGCCATACCCTACAAGTACACCGCTGAGGATAGCCCGCTATTTACCGCCTTTCAAGAAGTCATCAAGGCAAACAAAATGAACTTTTCAGACAGCAAAATATGTACGGAGGTGAAGCGTTACACCCAAGTAGCCGAGTTGTGGTATACCGAAGAAGAGCAAAACGAACAATACGGTGTGCCTTCTCAATTCCTATTGCGCCACAAAATCCTATCCCCCGAGAAATACACCCTATACCCGCGCTTTGACGATAATAACAACCTCATATCCTTTGCCGTAGAAAGTACCACCAAAGAAGGCAAAACTGTATTCCAAGCCTTCACCGCTGAATTTATATACACCTTCATTACCGAAAATGGGGTTACCACTACCGAAGTGAAAGAAAATATCATCGGAAAAATACCAGTGGTATTGTACCAGCAAGACAAACCCGAATGGGATAGTATACAACATCTTATTGAGATAGCAGAAGAACAGCGTACTTATTTCTCCGAAAGCAACAAAAAATTCGGCGAACCTATCCTAATGATTGCAGGGCGTGTCGAGGGCAAAACTGCTACCAATAACACCGGCGGCAAAGTCTTCGAGGTCAAAGACGGTGGCAATGTACAATTCGTAGTCCCTCCCAATGCCAATGAAAATTTCGACCGCGAAATGACAATGAACCGCCGTGATATACACGAGTTCACCCACACCCCCGACCTTTCTGATGAGTTCTATGCAGGCAAGGGTAATATGCTTTCAGGAGTAGGGCGCAAACTCGCTTGGCTACCCGCACACCTCAAAGTTAAGGACAATGAAGCTATATTCATACCTGCCCTACAAAGGCGTATTAATATCATTTTAGCCTTCCTTTCAAAGATGTATTTACCCTTTGAAAAAGAACTGAAAGATATAGATATTACCCCCATCATCACCCCTTTTGATATTGACGATGATACCGAAATGATACGCACCCTTATGGAGGCTAACGGAGGCAAACCTTTATTATCCCAAAGAGAAGCAATGCAGCGTTTCGGTATCACCGACCCAGAAGCCCAATTACAGCAAATCAAAGACGAGGAGAATAACAACCTCAATGAAGCCGCTATCTAATGAATTACGATGAGCAACACAGAAAGCACCTAATGGCATACCTACAACAGGTAGAACGATTGTTTTACCAGCTTGTAGGTACAGCTGTATTTATAGCCCTCAAAACCGATTATAAAGAACTCATCGCAAGTACATTATTTGCTTTTGCAAATACAAAGAAAGGTAAATCCTTTGAAAAGGAATTGGCTAATTTCAGCAACCAATTAGACCAAATTATAAAGCAAGGTATCACCAACGAATGGGCTTTTGCAAATAGCAAACACGACAAACTGCTAAGAGAAGGATTAACCAAGTATCAGAACCTTGAAGCCCTCGAAACATTCAAAACGCGTAAGATTAAAGATTTTACCATTTCCGACCGTGTATGGGACATTGCTAAAAAAGCACAAACCGAAATAGAACTCGCCTTATCAGTATCCTTACAAGAAGGCAAAAGTGCGGTACAGCTAAGCCGTGAAGTGCGTAACCTACTAAACAACCCCACCGCCCTATTCCGAAGGGTCAGAGACCAGTACGGCAACCTAGTGCTAAGCAAGAACGCCCAAAACTATCACCCTGGGCAAGGAGTGTACCGAAGTGCCTATAAAAACGCCTTACGCCTTACCAGCAACGAAATCAATGTAGCCTATAAGTCCGCCGATTGGTTACGCATACAGCAAAACCCCGACATTGTAGGCTTCGAGGTACGCCTATCACCGCAGCACAAAGTCTATGATATGTGCGATGAGCTGAAAGGTAAATATCCCAAAACCTTCCACTTTCACGGCTGGCACGTAGGCTGCAAGTGTCATATCATCACCCTACTAAAAACCGATGAAGAGCTTATCAAGGAACTCAAAGCCGATGAAACCCTACCCCCTGAAAGTTCGTCTAATTATGTAGCCGAAGTACCCAACAACTACAAGCAATGGGTAACCAACAACAAAGACCGCTTCAAGAATTGGAAAACAAAACCCTATTTCATTGAGGCTAACAGAAATGATAAGGATATATTACAGAAGTTATTAGAAGTATCAAATCCTGTACCGAAAAGCACTTATGTATCTTTTGAGCCTTTCTCTCCTGTGATTATTGAGCATCTAAAAAAAGCTGGTAACAACGCCAAAAAGCAAACCCTTTTACAGGAAATAATAGACGATAATAGGGCAAAAATCATCTTTAAGCACGAAACTAACCACTCAAAAACAGTACTTTTCGACCTACACAAAGGCAAAGGAGAAAGCTTAAACAACACTATAAAAATGGCAAAAGCACTTAATGAGAAAGGAAAATCTGTGGCTCTATTACCTGAATATGAAAATATAAGCAGTGCCGATGCCATCGTTCATTTCAAAAACAAATTAGTAATTGCTGATTTTAAACATAGTACTACTAAAAAGATAGGAACTCTAAAAGCAGATATTGAAAAAGGATTTTTACAATCTGATAATGTAGTATTACAATTAGAAAATGGAAATACAGATTTGTTTGTGCAGTCTATTGAAGAATTAAAAAGAAAAGGAAAAGGACTCGGTAATATGATACTGATAAACAAACACAATGATATATTAGAAATATCTGAAAAAGAATTTAAATTAGGTAAATACAGAAAGTTAGTAAAAGGCTTCTTCTAAATAAAAAAACTACCTTGAATATTGCGCATTCAAGGTAGTTAATGAGCTTCGGGATATAACCGCAATTACACTCTGGCGGGCGTTGCCCTTGCAAAAGTTCTTAATACCCTTTTGCACCGCAAAGATACAACAATATTTCTAAATAACAACAAAAATATGAAAATAAATAACACTAACATACAAACCACCTACCAAACCCACCTTTTAGACACCAACTACAAAGACCTTCTTTGCTACCCCTCGCTTAAAAAACTACCCTCAAACGAATGGGCAGAATATTATGGCAAAGAGTACGACACTACCACTCCCGTACTCGATACCCAGCAGTACACCCTCACCTTCATCAGCAAGGCAACCCATTACGCGCCCTTCATCACCTTCCTAACAGCTCAAACCTATAACGATTTTCATTTTGAAGAGTTAGGCAAAACCTTTCGCTTGCGCTTCGTGTCCGCTCAAAAAGCCAAAACCGAACAAGGCTATATCACTACCGATATTACCCTCGCCAACGATACCCCCCTACAAGGCTACACCTACACCGCCCCCAATGCCACCCTGCCCCCTTCAGGCTTTACCATAGACGGTACAGACCTGTCCAAATATGGCATTTATATACTCGAAGAAACCCAAAACACCCTCCTACCTGCCTACGAGGTAAAAGAGCACCTCACCACCACCAGCAATACCCTTGCAGGCGTACAATACGCCCAGCACGCCAACACATTCAAAGAGCGCACCCTTACCCTGCATTGCTATATCAATCAGCCGCTCACCTCCTTTTGGCAGCTATACGAGGCACTGCTATATAACCTCACCAAGCAAGGCGAACGAACCATTAACATTCCCCCCTCTTTTAGAGGGGTAGGAGGAGGACTTAAAGCTATCTACCAAAAAGCAAGTATCAAGAATGCACTGCTTATCGGCAATACCCTTAAGGTAGAATTTACCATTACATTTGTCCTCGTCTAAAAATGTCAAAAAATTGTCAAACCACCTTGCTAATATCCTATCAATACTAACGTACCTTTGCATCACTTGTAATTTAGAGTTATGCAAATCAATTTCAATACCACTCGCCTCGATATAATCCCCACTGATGAGAGTTACCGTTATCGCTCTATAATGGGCGAACATACCCTCACCCTATACTTTTCATTACCCACTTATACCGATATTCCTACCGGTGCGTGGTGTGAGTTCCAAGGCGAACGGTACACACTCAATCAACCCGCCAAGGTAGTTAAACATAACACTCACCACTTCGAGTACACCCTCACTATGGACAGCGAGGGCGCAAATCTACGTAATTACAAGTTCCGTAACCCCAACGATAAAACCCTAAAATTCCCCTTCACAGCCTCACCACGCTACCATATTCAGATATTGGTAGATTGCCTCAATAGTTCCCCCTCTTTTGGAGGGGGTAAGGGGAAGGATTGGCAGGTAGGAACTACTATTGAAGCCTCCGAAAAACTCATATCTTACAATCACAACAATTGCCTCGAAGCCTTAGATATGATAGCCAAAGCCTTTGAAACCGAATACGAAATCATAGGCAAAACCATACACCTTCACAAGGTAGAGTATTTCAAGAACAATCCCCTACCACTACAATACGGCAAAGGCAAAGGCTTCAAAACAGGTGTAAGTCGTACTACCGAGCAAAGCCGCATTACTCGCCTCTACGTACAAGGAGGCGAGCGCAATATCGACCGCTCTAAATATGGCAATAAAGAACTATTACTGCCTAAATCACAAGAGTACATATATGAAGGGGTAACCTTCGTTTCAGACGACAAAGGGCTATCTATAACCATTAAGAACCCCTCCTTTGAAGGGGCAGGGGGAGGAATCAACGAACAAAGCCTCGACCTTTCGCACATATACCCCAAGCGCAAAGGCAAAGTATCAGCAGTCTTTGAAGTAGATAAAGCCAAACACTTCTACGACTTCACCGATACCACCATACCCCAAGCCCTCAACTTTTGGGATATGCGCATCAATGGCGAAAAGATGCTTATCTACTTTGAAAGCGGTATGTTATCAGGGCGTGAGTTTGAAGTACAGAAATACGACCATACCCAAAAACGCTTTCAGCTTGTCCCCAAAGAAGAAGACGGGGTAACAATGCCCAATGATATATTCAAGCCAGCCATAGGCGACCAGTATTCCGTCTATAATATGCAAATGCCTAATGCCTATATTTGCGACAATGCCACCAAGTCAGGAGCAAGCTGGCAGATGATGAAAGAAGCCTGCAAATACCTATACGAAAACCGCGCCGACCTCTTCACCTTCACCGGCGATTTAGACGGCATTTGGGCAAAAAAACATTGGGTAAATGTAGGTGGACGGCTTAAAATGGGTGCTTATATCCACTTCTCCGACACCGAGTTTCAGCGCACCCCCGTAGCCATTCGCATCGTAGGGCTCAAAGAGTATGTAAATAACCCTTATAGCCCACAAATAGAGTTATCCAACAAGGTACAAGGGCAGTCTTTCGCCACCGAAATACGCAAACTCCAAAACCAAGAAGTATATTTCGGCGAACTCAACAAGCGCACCCTATCCGAAACCAAACGCAGCTGGCGCAATGCCTTAGAGACCATCAAGCAGATAGAAGAAGCCTTCCCCGAATACACCAAAAGCATTATCCCTGCCACCGTGCAAACGATGATGGCATTAGTAGGCAACAAGTCAGGACAATTTGCCTTTGTAGCCAATAAGACCAACCCTATCACCGTACCTCATACCTTGTACTTTGATAGAAACAACAAGCAAATCAATGCAGGCAGCGGTTGGATAAAGCACTACGCATTAGGTACAACCGACATTAAGCCCAATTATTCTGCAGCGGACTATAAATATTGGTACGCACCCGCTTTTGTCTCTGGCAGGTTAGACGATAAGGCAAAAACCTATTACCTATACATCAAAGCAAGCAAAGTCGTAGAGACAGCCGAGTTTATACTATCCGAAAACAAGATAGACATCGAGCAAGTAGCGGACTATTACCATTTCCTATATGCCACCGTCAATTCCGAGTACAATGGCGAACGAGGAATAGCCCAGCTCAACGGCTTTACCGAAATCACCGGCGGACAAATCAAAACCGACAAAATCACATCAGGCAACGGCGAGCAGTATATCCAACTCTTAGACAAAGAAATCATCATCAAAGCCAACCTTCACATCACAGACGGCAACAAAACCGAAATAAAGCAACTCTTTAATCCTGATTTGCTTTCGTTGGAAAACAAACTAAAACAATACACCAACGACCAAACAAGCAATATCCAAGTAGGAGGACGTAACTATATATTAAAGTCAAATGATTTTATCACTAATGGATATAAATTTCTTGGTATATCTTCCTTATTTGGTAATGAAATTGTAAAAAACGACAACATTACATTATCTGTTGATGTAATGTTTAACAAGCTCACAAAAAAAGGGCGTTTAGGTATAGAATTTCGTATAATTTATTCAGATAATACTGAAGTATATTATAATGTATGGAAGTTGTTAAATAATAGAGATATAGGCACTTCATTTACTGAAAGAATGGTTAATATCATTCAAAACAATCATAAAGGAAAGAAAATAAAATATATATCATCATTAGGATTACACATACAATGTGAAGCTGAAAGTATTAAAATTTCTAATCCTAAGTTAGAATTAGGTAACAAACCCACTGACTGGTCTCCTGCTCCTGAAGATTTAGAAACTCAAATACAAACCGAAAAACAATCTCGTGAACAAGCTATCGCTACTGCTAAAACCGCTACCGAAAATTATGCACGTGCCCAATCCGAACTCACTAAAGCACAAGCCATAGCCGAAGCCAATAAACAAGCAGGTATAGCCATAACAGCTGAACAGCAAGCCCGTATCTTACAACTTCAGCAAAACCTACAACAAGCTAAAACTTTTGCTGAACAAAAAGTGAATGAATTGCAAGTAGGTGGACGTAACTTATTAAGAGAAACAGCTAATTTTGTACTTAAAAATGAAAAATACTATTTACAGGCTAATTATCTAGGTAATGCAGTGATAGTTTCTGAAACATTTAGGGGAAATAAAGTATATAAACTTATTTACAATTGGCAAGGTTTTCAATGTAAAACAACATTTGAAGATAGACCAATGATTATATCATTTTGGGCAAAAACGAATATACCAAATATAGTAATGTCTTGTATAACAGATGGTAAAGTTATTTATCCTGATGGTAAAGATATTATTCCTGATAATGAATGGCATAGATACACAATTAAAAAGAATAGTGCTATAGTTACTAATGTTGGTGGAGGTAATGGTTTTGTTGAGTTTAATAGAAAAGCAGGAGGACACATTCAAGGACTTTTAGTATCATCATTTAAAATAGAATATGGTAATACAGCCACCGACTGGTCTCCTGCTCCTGAAGATATAGAAAACAAAGTAGCTGACATTCAAACAGACCTACAAAACGCTATCAATAACGCTAAAGCACTTATCGCTGCTGAAACGCAAAATCGCATTAATACAGATAAAAGAGTAGATGATGTAGTAAATAAGACAAATTTCCTTGCCAACACACGAATAGACGGCAATGCAGTAGCCACAGGTACTATGATTGTTGGTAATAGTTTAGGGGTTCAAGCAGGTATTACAGGCGTAGGAGCAGCTAATAACGATGTACGCCTTTGGGCAGGTAGTAATTATGTAAATAGAAACAATGCCCCTTTTAGAGTACTACAAGACGGCACTCTACACGCTACTAACGCCCATATATCAGGACACGTAGAAGCCACCAGCGGACAAATAGGAAATGAATCTACTGGTATAAAAATAGGAAAAGAAGACGGTGATATTACTATCGGTGGCTTTTCAGAACGAGGTGGTATGTTTTTAGGAACTCCTGAATATTCCGATGAAAAAGAAATTATACTAAAAAAAACAGAAGGAGAAGGATTTCTTGATAATTACACAGCAAGAGCTACTGGTAAAAAAATAGAGTTAAGTGTAATAAACTTCAGTCGTGGTTATGGTATAGAACTTACACCAAGTGGTATGCGCAGCTTTAAACAATACGCTGATAACACAAGAGATTATACCACAACTTACACTGGTAGCTTCAACATTCCTTTTGTTAAATTAACTGTACATGTAACAAACGGTATTATAACAAGCGTTACTCCATATCAATAATTTCATAATTCAAAACTCAAAAACAATTCAATATTATGCAAATCATTCAACAAACAACCCGCACCACCGCACAAGAAACCGTGCAAGGTGTTACTATCACCTATTTTTACGAAAACGAAAAAGACACTACCCCTACAGCAGTCGCTTTTTCAGCAACTCGTGCCAGCGATAGCAACCACTACGCAACCCCCATTCAGGGTACAGCAACCGCTCAAGGCTTCAATATCCAAAACGACAATTTCCAACCCTCAGATATTGAACTCTACAAGCACATTCACGAGGTTTGCGCTGCTATTATCAATGGTCAAACAACTAATGATAAAAGCATATCAGAGTAGTAAGACACTAACTAATTATCAATCAAAAAAGGCTATCAGCACCACGCTAATAGCCTTTTTTTCTTTCACTCTCTTAAAACCGAAATAACTTATACCGCCAACCAATCCACACCGCCAATAACACCACCACTACCCACCACCATTTTATTATTCCTTTCACTTCTTTTGTTTTATAAGCCATCGTTATAGCCTCGCTTATCCTTCGCTCTTCCTTAGAGGTTTGTATAACCGTATTAGTAAGGGTTGCCTTCGCCTCTATTAGGCTATTAGAAAGGCTGCTTTTAGTCGTAATCTTCACCTTTCCACCACTTACCCTTATAGTTTCATTATCCCCATTGCGAATGCGGTAATACACCAACTCCTTACTATTCCCCACGCTGTCCTTATCACTTTCAAGGGTGATTTCATAGGATTGGGATTGCTGAAGGTCAAAAGCGCTTACCTTTTGGGCTTTTTCTACTCGTGTGGAGCTGTCTTTTACCTCCTTCCTTTCGCTCCGCTGCTCTTCTCTGTGCTCTGTTTTGTTTAATTTTTTGCTTTTGCAACCAGTCAGTAACAAAAGGGCTAATAGTAAACTCAAAAACTTTCTCATACATTACCTTGACTTTTTTTGATTGATTTTTCAAGCCACATAAGACCCTCTTCCAACTTCGTAATAACAAGTGATAATTCTCTTGTACGTGGCAATTGTTCTACTTTTGCAAGTAAGCTGTCCAATTCCTTTTTTAATTCTTTAAATTCTGCTGTCATATTCTTCTATTGTTTTGATTAACTTCTTTAAACTATCAGCATAGTTAGGCGCAGTAGCATACCCAGCCTTTGCCACTTCTTCAGCAAACTTATAAGGGTCGCTTCTTACTAACAACGCCTTTGCGTATCGCTTATTCTTGAAAAAGAATTGCGCGTGGTCGGTAAAGCATTCTTCAGGCGTTTCGTACTTCCTAAACCAGTCCTTCACCTTGTACAACCACTTACCATTAGTAAGCATTTTAACCGACATAACCTGTGGAAACAAATGCTTCATATTAGGGCTATTCAACACCTCCATAGTCAGCAGTAATTGTCGCTTATTCTCAGGAGTATCAGCCGTAGCCTTCACCCCAAAAAACATATTGCCTGGCACACTCTTAGCCCAACCGCTTTCCAATGCCGCTTGCGCCAAAATAAAGAGGTGCGAAATACCCGTTTTGCGCTCCGTTTCCAGCGCAAAAGGCTTATATTGCTTTATAAATTCCTTCGGTGTCATTGTTGTTCGTCTGTTTTATTGTTATCTAATTCGTTAGGAGTAATACCATTGCTTACTTTTTCGTAAAATTCTCTCAGTTTCCCACTCTTTTCATAGTTATAGAGCGCTTTCATAAAGAACTCAGGAGGAAATTTGCCGTTTGAAAGAACAAAAAGATTCTTCACTATATCTTTCACAGGGTATAATAACGAAATCATCTGTATTGTAATCTCAAACGCTCTACCCACATCTGTTCTGCTCAAAGGTATATTTAATATTGATAGAGAAATAAAGGCTATTGCAACAAGTAACATCTTAGTAATTGTTCCTTTAAAAAGGTCTACAAAATCAAAATCTCCCTTTTTAAAGTGATACCAAGCACCAGCTAACATATCAAGAAGTAATACCATTCCTATACTTGCGTAAAATATAGCATTTTGTTCTCTATCTGTCGAAAAATAGGCATACAACAATAGCAATGGCACGCTCTTGAAGAAAGCAATAAAGAAGTAATACACCCTATCTCTTAGATGTATCCTTTCATCAAAGTAGAAAAGCAATACCAAAGGCGTTGCCCATATCGCTATTTTTATTTTGGCTTTCAGCAGCCACTTTATAAATTTATCCATTAGTATTTCTGTTTATACGTTTTACAATAGGGTAAGGCGTAAGGCTCGCCACAATATCCCACCAATCAATGAAGGTCTTCTTGATGTACTTATCGTACAACTCCTTGGTGAGTCCTACAAGCAGTACCACACCAACGGCAATCACAAAGGCTTCCCATAGTGAATAACACAGCCAAGCTATTACAAAGGAGACAACAAAAATAATATTACCACACATAGAGTGCAGCAATTTGTCATTTCCTTTAAGGTTTCTGATAAAAATCTTTTCCATTTACAATAAAATTAAAGGTTTACAACGCAAAATTACCACATTATGCCCCCCCTTTTACGCCCCCCTTCAAAATGTCAAAAAATTGTCAAACTACCCTTACATTACTTAACATTTTACCCCCTACTTTTGCAAAAACAAATATTGTACATCTATGTTCTTAGAAAAATTATTACAAGCACTCAAAACCAAGTATGCGCACTTGGGGTTAGAGGAAAACATTTTAAAAGCAATCGCTACTCGCTTAGCGAATGCGGTTAAAGAAGAAAGTGAAATCGAAAACGCCGTCAAAGGAGTTGAGGAAGAAGTTAAGCTATTGCAATCAGTAGCCGATAAAGGGCGTACCAGCCTTACAAAGGCAGAGGAGGCACGCAAGAAATTAGAGAAAGAACTTGAAGAAGAAAGGGCTAAATCTAATCCAAAGCCTCAAAACCCACCTACTCCCCCAAAAGAGCCTAAACCTGATGAAATGCCAGAGTGGGCAAAAAGCCTCGTGGAAGCTGTAAAAAAACAAAATGAAACTATTGCAGCATTTCAAGCTGAAAAGCAACAAGAAAGTGCTAAGGAACGTTTTCTAAACCAACTCAAAACGCAGGGGGTTTCAGAAACATTCTACAAAAGGCACTTAGGGCGTACTTTCAAAGACGATGAAGAAATGGATGCCTTTGTCAGCGAACTAAAAGCCGATGAACAAGCGTTTTTGCAGACCCAAGCCAATAGAGGGCTTTCCTCTCATTCAGGCAATGTGTTTGGAGGAGGCACAGATGCTAACGGTGTATCAGCGGATGTACAAGCGTATATTAACGAAACTTTCAAAAAACAGTAAACACTTATGAAACAAGTCCAAATTTCAGACGAAGCAGGTCGCCAAATAGTCGTGTTTGACCAGTTGGATGTTACCTACCCTGGTGGGGTGTATATAGACCCTACTACTGCTAAGGAACGCTTTACCGATGGAGTTATTCCCGCAGGCACGCTCGTAATGCCCGACACTAATGGTACATTCAAGGTTGTAAAAGAAGACCTTTCACAAGCCAATACCGCAGGAGCATTGGGGCTTACCGCTCACGATATAGTCATTGACGATATGCCACTTGTAGCAGTCGTTATGGCAGGAACAGCACGCAAAGACGCGCTACCCGACAAAGAAAAAGCAGGCGTGGCATTCCTACGCACCGCTTTGCCTCGTATCTCATTCGTTTAATAACTTAAAAATTTAAAAGCAGATGAATATCAACGCAAATAACATTATTACCGAGTTCTCTCAGGCTAATATGAATGCTATTATTCAAGCGTACCCATTGGGAGATTTGCGCTACCGCGAGCATTTCCCTTTGTTGTACAATCCTCTTCTTACTTATTCTAATATCGAAGGGGCAGATGGTGCTAAAATAATGGCAGACATTGTGGCTATTGGCTCAAAAGCACCACGCAAAGGGCGTGATTTTGTGGAAAACATCAAAGGCGAAATACCAAAAGTAGAAATCGCTCGTGATTTGAACGAAAAAGACCTCCTAACCATTCAACAACTCCGTTATGCGGTGAATGCAAACCCTACTAATGCGGGTATCAAAAACCAGCTTATTGACAAGATATACGAAGACCATCGTTTTTGTATAGACGGTATCAATGCTCGTATGGAGTGGATGGCTAAACAACTTGTGTCTACTGGTAAATACAAAACTACCACTACCAATAACGGCGGAGTAGTGAATGTATCAGTAGACTTCAAAGTAAAAACACAAAACGCACTCAAGAAATGGGCAGATGCTGATGCTAACCCTATAGAGGAAATCGAAAAATACCAAGAGGAAGCCAAAGGAAAAGGGTATAGCTATGCCACTATCACTATGAGCCGTGCCACTCTCAATCAGGTATTGAAGAACAAAAACACACGTGCTTTTGTGTTGGGCATTCCTATCAACAATACTACCATTTTGCCTGATGTGCGTTTGGAACAACTTAATGCCGAACTTGCTGAACGTGGATTGCCTATTATCAAAATATGGGAGTCTTTTATCAGCTTTGAGGGCAAAAACGGAGAAGTTACCGTGGCTAATGGTTGGGAAGAGGGTAACATATTATTCTCTACTTCAGCATTGTTGGGTAGTACTCAATACACCACTACTCCAGAGTTCACAATGGATTTTGCCGATGTGATGAGCAAGTCTATTAAGGATAGCTTCATTTTGGTAAATACTTTTGGGCATCAAGACCCTATATCAGTATCTACCAAAGCCACAGCGTTCGCTACTCCGGTATTGAACGACTCTAAGCGCAAACTCATCATCAAAACGAAGTACTAAGATGACTGCACAAGCGTACATAGATGAGAAACTGAAACTATGGAACGTGGAATACCCCACAACCCTACTCATTGCCGAAATGCAGCGAGTAGGATTGGGGCTTTCTGATGAGTTCAACGAAGAGAACGAACGAAAGACAAAATTGTTTTTCTACAACCTCATTCCTGAACTCTTATTGCGCCCAGTGTCCTTTTCTGAGGGTGGTTTATCCTTTTCTTACGACAAATCGGCTATTACTGCCTTTTACAATTTACTTTGTAAGCAGCTCGGTAGGGTGAATTTGTTGGAGGAAAAAGCCACTGTAAGAGACATTACCCATTTATTCTGAAATACTGCAAGGAAATGAAAATATACCCGTACCTATTGAAGGTGAAAGCATCGCAAGCCCCTACTATTGATGAAAATGGCATACCTATCTATCCAAGCGACCCTATCGAGTGGCAAGAAATAGGCGTATGTCGTGATGAGATAGCAGGAGCGGGGCAAAAGATAAGCAAAGTAGACGGACAAATATTTGAATGTACTGCTACTGTCTATGCCCCTAAAAATACACCAAAAATAGAAGCGGGTACTACCTTGCAAGTAGTAGATGTAGAGGGAAATATTCGCCTCGAAAAGCAAGTAATACGATTTTCAAAAGACCTTTTTCACTGCCGTATATTCGTATGATAACACCACAATTCACCCCTAACGATATTGAGCGTATGCTTCAAGAAAAGATTGCCAAGTACGAAGAGAAAATCGTTCGTATCCTTCGTATTGTAGGTGAAAAGTGTATCAATGAAGCGCGGACAAATGGCAGCTACCAAGACCAAACGGGTAACCTTCGTTCATCAATAGGCTATGTAGTACTACAAGACGGCAAAGCTATTGAAAAAGGAGGCTTTGCCCCTACCGAAAGAGGAACAAAGAAAGGAAAAGACGGGCAAAAAGAGGGCGAAACATTCATCAATAAAGTAATATCTCAATACCCAAAAGGTTTTGTGTTGGTAGTAGTAGCAGGAATGAAGTACGCTGCTTATGTAGAAGCACGCAATTACAATGTACTTTCATCAGCTGAATTATTAGCCGAAAAAGAAGTACCTAAACTCCTAAAAGCATTATCGCAATGAAAAAAACAGCCTCACAAATAGAAGCCGACATATACAAATACTTTAAGGATAAGATAGATACACTTATTAATGGGCAAACTTACCGCTCAGGTGTACGACCTTTGAACTCACAAAAAGAGGATTGTGTAATATCATTCCTTACTGGCTTAGACGGTCAATATCAAACGGGGGTAATTAACATCAATATCTTTGTCCCTACGGTCAAAAATAACGATAATCAGTATAGGAAAAACTTTGTACGTTGTGATGCTATCGAGCAGGCTTTAATGCCTATCATTGAAGAAGCAAAAACAGCCCTACACAATTACAAGTTACAACTTCATCAGATGATACAAACCTTTGAGGATACAGATATTAAGCAGTTTTTCATCAACGCAAAAGTAAAATTCAGATATAACACATTTAACGGGTAGCACCCGTAGGCAATTAATCATTAACATTTAATCATTGTATTATGGCATTCGTAGATAATAACGCCACCGCTTGGGGCGAAATAGAATTTAAGTTTGGTGCGCCAGGAGCAGGTGGCGCTATGGGTACTGTCCTTAAGACATTAGGAATTGTAAAAGAAGGCAGTTACAGTATAGACAAAGAAGATGGTAAGGAGTACAAATGGACAGCTATCGGAGGGAAAACCATCGACCAGATGAAAGGAGAACCTACCTATAAGGTAAAATGTACCGTTAAGAACGCTAATAAGGCGTTGCTTTCCGAAATTTGGGATATTGAAGAAGTAGGAGACAAACTCATCATCAAGTCTTTTGTTTCCAAAAAGAAGTTTTCAGCATCTATTATCCCTAAAGTTTCAGGGGCTGAAAAAGTAGATATATTCTACTGTACTATGGCAGGAACACTTGTCTATAACGAGGAGAGTGGTTACGATGTAGAAATTGAAATCACTATGCTCAATGGTGGTAAAGGATATTTCTCAATCGAAAAAGTAGCGTAACCTATGGAAGAAAAAGTAGCACAAACCCTACTTGAAGAACCTACAACAGTAACCATCGGGGGCGAAGCGTACCAAGTCGCTCCGCCCTCTATTTTTACACTCGTAAGGGCTTCAAAGTACATAAGCAAAATACCCACCGACACGATTGACGAAGCGAATATATTAGGCTCAATCATACACAATGCTGAAGAGTATGAGAATATAGCGTGGGCTATATCAGTAATTGTATTAGGTAAAAAATTCACTGAAGTAGTTACCTATCCTAAATGGCAGTTTTGGCGCAAAAAGAAGAATGTAACCAAAGGCGAATTGCTGGCAAAAAAACTCATTAATACCCCTATTACCGAAGTATCTGCAGCCTTCTTTAATATGTTAGCACAAATGGATATACGCCCTTTTTTCGTCATTACCACTTCCCTCAAAGGAATGATGATAACCAAGCCAACGAAGGAAGTGGAGAACGAAACGACAGCATCTGGGGACTTGTAGGCTCATTCGCCAAGCAGTACGGACTCACCTTCAATTACGTGCTAAAAGAAATAAGCTATGCCAATGTAATGCTTTACAGTGCCGTTATCCCCTCTTATGACTATGACAAGGATACTAAAAAAGCCCCACAGAAATCAGAAACACGCACCTCCTATGCCGATTTTCTCAAAGGAATAAAACAATTCACCCAATAATGCGTGATGTACCCATAATCACGCATTATCACTATAAAAACTAAATCGTATGCAAACTAATGACGGAAATTTAGTCTTTGATATAAAAGCAAATTACGAAGGTCTACAAAAAGAAGTCGAGGCAATCAAAAAGCAATTCGAGCAGATGACACGCAAAGCCGTTGAAGAGGGCAAAAAGCAAGCCGATGTATGGCAAACCCTCCTCAAAGGCGCAACCGCCTATTTTACCCTGCAAGGCGCGCAATCGTTTATTAGCCAAATGGTAGCCGTACGCTCCGAATTTCAGCAGCTCGAAATATCCTTTGGCACTATGCTCAAAAGCAAGGAAAAAGCCAATGCCCTAATGGCAGAACTCACCGACCTTGCCGCTAAAACCCCCTTCGGACTCCAAGAAGTATCAGAAGGCGCAAAACGACTACTTGCCTTTCAAGTACCCGCTCAGGAGGTAACCGAAACCCTTCGCCGTATGGGTGATGTAGCCGCAGGATTAGGCGTACCTATGGGGCAACTCATTCACGTATATGGTCAGGTAAAAGCACAAGGAAAGCTAATGACCAACGACCTATACCAGTTTATGAACGCCGGTATTCCTATCATAGCCGAATTGAGTAAGGTAGTAGGCAAAAGCGAAACCGAAATCAAAGATATGGTTAGCGCAGGCAAAATAGGATTTACCGAAATACAAGCCGTTATCAAGAATATGACTAATGAAGGCGGCTTATTCTTCAACCTAATGGCAGAGCAAAGCAAGTCATTAGGCGGACAAATATCCAACCTGCAAGACAATTTCGACCAAATGCTCAACGAAATAGGAAAGGCAAGCGAAGGCGTAGTATCAGGAGCCATTAGCGGAGTAGCCTATTTAGTAGAAAACTACCAAACACTCGGCAAAATCATCGCAGGGCTTATCACTACCTACGGAGCATACAGAGCAGCTGTTATCGTCAATATTACCCTTACACGTAGTTGGGCAGTAGCGGCTCGTGCCGATGCCATCGCCAAAGGCATACAAACCACCGCTACTAATATAGCAACAACAGCCACCAAAGCCCTCAATGCTGCTATGAAAGCCAACCCTTATGTATTGGTAGCCACCGCATTGGTAGGATTAGTATCGTATATGGTGATGTTCAACAAAGAAGTATCCGTAGCCGAAAAAGCACAAAAAGCCTTCAACGAAGAACAAGAACGCCAAAAGAACCTACTACAAGAGGAACGCAACGAAATCGACAAACTCATCGAGGTAGTAAAAGACGAAAATGCAGCCAAAGGACAACGCTTAAATGCTCTCAATAAGCTAAAAGATATATACCCCGACATATTCAGTAAGTACAAAACCGAAGAGGAACTCATTCGCAACATTGCTAATGCGCTAAAAGAGGTCAATAACGCACAGAAAAATAAAGACCTCCAAATGGATAAAGCCTATATTGAGCGTCTAAAAGTACAACGAAATGGATTAGAAGCAAAACTAAAAACAGCAGCCAATCCCGTAGATATAGCCAATTACAAAGAACAAATACAAGCCGTAAATATTCAGATAGATAAAGCTACCAAACAGCACGCTTGGCAATCCACTTTGAAACGCATTGATGATATAGCCGAACTATCAGCCGATGAACAAGCAAAAGAGCGCAAGCTAATGATTGAGGAATATAATCGTAGGCACAACGCTAAGCAAGCCAAAAACCAAAACGTTTTAAGAGAAGGCGAAAAACAGGATATACGCAAAACCACCCTATCGCCGCTTGCCACTACGGGCTATGAAAACTTTTCTGATGCCGATTTAGGGCTTATCATTAGCAAGGCTAAACAATTAGAAGAAGCAGAAAAAGAGCGCAATAAAGTCATAAGCAACCGCAAACAACTACTTGCCGAGTTAAAAGACCTACAACAGAAAATAGATGCCCTACAAAAAAAAGGTTCACACACACAGAATGATATAGACGAATTAAACAAACTAACAAAGGAAAAGGAAACCAAAGAGGCACTACTAAAAGGTGAGTACAACGTGCAAAACCAAAAAGCCACAACAAAAGCCAAAAAAGAAACCCTTCCAGAGTTCGACACCGAAAAAGCACAACAAGACCACCAGCGACAAATCCAAGACGACCTATTTAGGCAAGAAGAAGCCCGCATTAAAATAATGCAAGAAGGGGCTGAAAAACGCCTTGCCGTCATACAGTTAGAGTACGACAAGCAAGAAGAAGAGATAAGGAGGCGTTCGCAAGACCAGTTAGCCACATTCATTGAGAACGAAAAGCAAAAAGCCGCAGCCGCAGGCAAATGGAAAAAAGGACAAGATTTTGACACCAATACCGAAGCCATCAATGCCGAAAAAGCCCGCCTTGCTGAAAACGAAAAGAACCTTTTAGCCTCCAATGCCGAGTACCAACGCTTTCAGCAGGAACAAGTGTATAAGGAGCTGTTAGAAAAGTATCAAACCTACACCGACCAGCGTAAAGCTATTGAGGAGAAATACAATACCGATATTGCCGCCTTGCAAGCCAAATTAGGGGCAGACGCTCCACAAGTGAAGAAAGCACAAGACGAAAAGGCTCGTGAACTCAAAAAGTTGGACATACTGCACAAAAAAGAAGGCACAGCCATTGCAAAACTCTTTGAGAACCTGCGCAAAAAGACCGTCAAGGAAATATGTGAGACCATTTTAGAAACTGAAAAAGAGATAGATGCCTTAGCAAGCACCCTTGATATGAGCGACAATGCCAATGTAGAGTTTATTAAAAACCTCCGTCAGCAGTTAGAACAAACAAAAGACACCGCCGACAGGAGCGACACCACATTTGGCAATCTCGGCACGAATATTAAGAAGCTATTCCACGCCAAACCCAATACAGCCGAGTGGCAAGAAGCCTTCAATGGAATGCTATCATCAGCGCAATCTATTACAGGCGAGTTTGCCCAATTAGGACAAGAATTTGAACGATTAGGTCAAAGCACAGGCAATGAAAGTCTGAAGCGTATAGGACAAACAATGCAAAATGTAGGTAATGTGCTTAATCGTACATTGTCTATGGCGCAAATAGGAGGGTCTGTAGGAGGAGGCTGGGGAGCGGCAATTGGAGCAGTTGTAGGGTTAGTTACATCAGGGTTTGAGAGTGCTGCAAAAGCACGTATGGAACACGAAAAGAAGCTGCAAGAAATAGCCAATTCTAAGATAAATCAGCAAAGCGAGTACAACAGACTTTTGTACGAAGAGCGAATGCTACACAAGGAGAATACTTCAGTATTTGGAACAAAAGAAGTCGCTACCGCTCTTGGCTATTTAAAAGAATATAGCACCCAATGGAACAGCTTACAAAAAGATATTACAAGCGGTCTTACCAAAGAAAGAAGAGACTATCTAAAGAAAAATTCTAATATTTTTGCCAATGGGTATTTAAATTTTTTAGAATTAGCATCAAAACAAAGCAAACTTGAAAAGATAAGAATAGCAGACGGCAGCTATACCACTGGGGCTTGGTGGTGGAAAGAATCTAATACTATTTGGAAAAGTGTTGTAGATGTTTATCCTGAATTGATAAAAGCCAATGGTGAATTTAATGCCGAATTAGCTAAAAGTATTGTAAATAATAGGGAATTTGGAGACAGCGGAAAACAAGCCTTACAAGATATTATTGACAGTTACGAACGAGCGCAAGAGTCTC